CTTGCATTTTCGCTGATAGCTTCTTCTATTCTGGTTTCAATGTATCCATCAAGACCATCTACATCATCAGCATTTACTTCAAGGTATTCATCTATGTATAAATGTACTGACATCTGATCACCTCCTTCCTCTCTCTGTCTATAGGTATATTCTAGTTCATGGTTACCCTTTGTCATATAAAAGTAATATAAATAAATTTGCCCGTGGTATCACGTGCTTATTTAATGGAGGCCATTAATATGCCCGTGGTATCACGTGCTTATTTAATGGAGGCCATTAATATGCTGCCTACCAATTGGTAGGTGCCCGCCGCCGCAACGCTACCCCGCCGCCGCAACGCTATGACATGGGAAGAAGTAAGAGAGCAACAAGCTAACCCTGTTCCTTTGCCCCCCTCCCCTCTTCGGAAGAGGAGGGGGGACTTGGTTTATGTTGTTATTATTGGGTGGTCTGGTTCCCATGCGTAGGTTTGTGTTAGGTGGTAAGCTTTCAAAGCTTCCTCCTTAGTACCTACGTAGCTACCCCAGTAGCAGTCCCAATGGATCATGTCATCGCTAGCCATGGACCATGCCACCCAAGGGTGCAACCCGCCACATCTAGCTACAACTTTTCCAGTGTATTGTCTTTCGCCTACGCCTCCGTAGCCGATCTCGAATACAACTGGGACGCAGCCGTTATTAAGTACGATCATGTCATCACCTCCTTCCTCTCTCTGTCTATAGGTATATTCTACCACAGCATAGCAAGCTGTAACATAAATGTAATATAATAAATCTGCGCCAGTAATCACCGTGTAGTTTAATGTGTCCCATTAATGTGATGCTTACCAACTGGTAGGTAGCCGCCGCCGCAACGCTACCCCGCCGCCGCAACGCTATGACATCGGATGCGTGTAAGCTAACCCCCACCCTCCGTAGAGGGCAGGGGCTGTAGCTTACATCATGCAACCAACACAGTGGCATTCACAACCGTGTCTTCCATCGTGCGAATACTCCACACCACCACCCCATGACGTTTGGTCATCAGTGTCATGTGCTGGTGCGATAGGCCCATTACGGGCTTCTCGGATAGCTTCCTCTAATAGCTCTTCATCTGTCATTCTCATCATTCACCTCCTTCCTTTGCCCTCCCCCCGTAGGGGGAGGGACTTGGGTTATTTTACTTTCCAGTTGATCATGTCCTTGATTAGAATGATTGCGCATCCTATGATTCCAATTAGAATCACTATCTCTACTATTATGTACATCTTGCTCCTTCCTTTGCCCTCCCCCCGTAGGGGGAGGGACTTGGGTTATCTGTGAATATCTTTATCAAATATCATGCCGAGATATTTCTCGCCGTAAGCGGCTAGGTATTCTCTCGTGCATAGTATTATATCTTTGTCGCTTAGTTGTCCGAGGTAGTCCTCAAGTTCTTCACTTCCGAGTAATCGGAAGACTGTTACAGGACTATCTTGGCTGTCTAAGCAATGTCTTAAAACTCTTCTAAGCATTCTTCTATCTATCATGTGTCACCCCCTTCCAAGTGGTATATAGAAAATCTAGATGATGGATTTTATTCTGTCAAGTAATATGTAGAAAAGTTTAGGCCTGTGACCTGCGGTTATGTAACAATTTAAAAGAAATTTATTAATGGATGACATTAAACTTTTTAATTTTGTTTATTTGTTTTAATTATGTAAGACCCGTAGATTAATGTATGCCATTAAAACGCTAACTAGTTGTGTGTTTATATGGGGGGGCCACCCCCCCTCGAGGGGGGGTCGCAATTAATACCCGACTCTTTCTGGAAAATCTGGTGTGTTATTGTACCTGATATACCGTTTGACGTGTTACACTAGGTTTATGCCTAACTAGAAAAAGAAAGGATAGGTATGGCTGTTAAAGGTGATGACAAAGCGCTGTCAACAAGTCCCGCTATTGTGTGGACTGCTACTTCCGCTGCTTCTGCTACTAACCCACAGAGAATAATCATTCAGAACAATTCGGCAATCGTAATTACAGTTGGCGCTTCTGATGTTGCTAATGCTTCTAATGGCGTAGTTCTTCCGGCTAGTGGAAACCATAAGGTTGAAATTAATTTAACGCAACCTTTAGAATCTGTTTACGCTGTTGCTGCTTCTGGCACTCCGTCAGTGCAGTTTTTAGTTGACAACGTGTGAAACTTCTTACTTCTGAGTTGCTTGCTCACGCTAGCCCACAGGAGTTAGAACTATACGAACATCAATTACAATACGAGTTAGCTAAACGTAGCCCACTTGATTTAATGTGCTGGTTGTCTCCTGAGACAATTAGGGCACCTCACTTAGAGTATTTAAATGATATCATTGTTGCGTTCACGGAATACAGATTATACAAATCTGGAAGCGGGCCAACGCCTATTTGGATTTACACAACTGACGGAAAAGACCGTAATGTTGTTCCTAGCCATGATGATGTTCCTTTTGATAAGGCGCTTGATTTTTGGGGTGAGAACCCTGATACGGGCGAAAGGACGATTTTACGTTTAGCTATTGCTATGCCTCCCCGTCATGGGAAATCGTTTCTTGTTTCTGAGCACCTGCCTCTTTGGTATTGGATGCGAAACCCTGATAACCATATAGCGTTTGTTACCTACTCTGATGACTTTGCTACAAAAACGTGGGGCAAGAAGATGCGAGATAAGTTATTAGAAAACGAAAACAAGTTAGGGCTTACTCTTGCTAAGGGTGAACGTCATGGTACAGATCACCTGTACTTCAATGAAACAAAAGGTGAAATGTTTTTGGTTGGCACAGGCGGTGCGTTAACTGGTAAAGGATTTCAGTTAGGAATTATTGACGACCCTATTAAAGATGCGGTAGATGCTTTATCTCAAGCTAACCGTAACGCTGCTGGAAACTTTTACTCTTCTGTGTTTATTAAACGTAAGACACGTTTGCCTGAGCGGGGGTTGCCGTTAGAGATCATGATGTTTACTAGGTGGCATGAAGATGACATCGCTGGCAGATTTGTGTACGACGAAGATGGTTCTGTACGAGATGATTGGTACATGATTCGTATACCTGCTTTAGCGGAAGAGGGTGATCCGTTAGGACGTAAGGAAGGAGATGCGTTATGGCCTATGGTGCGTACTCGTGCTCAACTTCTTGCTGAGCAGAAAGAAGATCCAATGTGGTTTGCTGCCCAGTTTCAAGGCACACCTACGTTTGGTGAAAGTGGAATGTTTCCTAAATTTCATTTTTATAAAAAAACTCGTAGTGAAAATGTAGATTTGTACCATTGTGCGCCTCCTAACGATCATGAAGTAGTTCGTATTGTGCGGGCAGATGAATGCGTGCGGTACGCTACTCTTGATACGGCAGCTACTAATAACAGTTGGTCAGATTATAGCGTGTATAGTGTTTGGGATTTTCACAGAGGACAACAGTTGCTTGTCCTTGTTGACTTTGTTCGTGAACGAGTAACTGTTGATATGCACGAAGAGTGGTTAAGGAATTGCTACAATCGTTGGCCGGACACTACGTTTGTAGGTATTGAGGATAAAACATACGGTAAGGGTCTACTGCAACAAATGATTCGTAAAGGTGGAATGACAGTACGCCCTTTGAAAGCAGATCGTGATAAGGTTGCTCGTGCGTTGCCGTATGGGCAAGCTGCAGCAAATGGGCAGATTTATTTTCCCCAGTCCCATCCTAAGATTCACGAGTGGACTGCTGAACACGCTCCGTTTCCTAACGGGACACACGATGACATGGTTGACACTGGGGGTTACGCTTGGTCTATTGCTAGCACAATGCCGCATTTGACAGTTAAAAAAGATTTAGGCCCAAAAAATATGGAAGAAAAATTAAATCGTTATCTAGCTAAAAAAGAGAAAGATAGAAAACGAACATCCCGTAAAGGCCACTTGTATGGTACACTAGGGCGATAAACTACAAAGGAGATTATATGCCGTATGGTAAAGGTACTTATGGGAAAAAAGTAGGTCGGCCTTCTAAGGCTGCTAAAGCTGCTGGTAGTAAAAAGATGGGTGGTAAGAAGCGTGGCAAAAAGTAAGGATTCTCGTTTAGCTAATGCGGGTGTGTCTGGGTTTAATAAGCCTAAGCGTACTCCTAATCATAAAACGAAGTCACATGTTGTTGTAGCTAAAGAGGGTAATCAGATTAAGACTATTCGGTTTGGAGAGCAAGGCGCTAAGACTGCTGGTAAGCCTAAAGCGGGCGAGTCGGCTCAGAACAAAGCTAAGCGTAAAGCGTTTAAGGCCCGTCATGGTAAGAACATTGCTAAGGGCAAGATGTCTGCTGCTTATTGGGCAGATAAGGCAAAGTGGTAATTAAAAGTTAAAGAAAGGATAGATTCCTATGCCATATACATTACATAATGACTTTGATCACAACACTGCGTACGGAGCACGTTGCACTGTTTGCGGAAATATACGACAAGCTAGACACAAAGGTGTTTTTCGCCCTCAAGTGATGGACGATTTTGACGGGTTTCATGACATTTGTGAAGATTGCGTTACTCAAGCTGCAAGTGAACTAGGGCATGTTCAGCCTAAAGTTGCTAAAAGCATGACAACAAAAGCTACTAACTTACGTAATGAGCTTGCAGAAGCTCAATCGTTGTACATAGAATCACAAAATACAATACGTACGTTGTGTAAAGAGAACGCTAATCTACAAGAGTTGGTAAATAATTTAGCAAAACCTGTTGAACTTGTAGAATGATACTTGCTATTTGTTTTTTAGCAGGGTTTAATCTATGTTCATTAGCTGCACTAATATATTCTGTAGTGCATTTATATAAAGAAAATGAAAAACTATATGAAACAATCTTACGTATAGAAAACCCTATGGCGGTAGGTGCGTTAAAAAGTAGTAAAGCCGGTCCTGTTGAAGACAAACCGCCTCGTGTTAAACCTATATACAGATAACTGTGGTACAATTTGGTTATGGCTGAAGATAACGAAAAAGGTGCGGGCTATGTCCGTGACATGTACGTTGATGGGGTTAAACAGATACGTGAAGAGTTACGGTCATATTGGCTTAATCATGCGTTTCTTTTAGGTTATCAATGGGTATTTTGGAACGCTGATAGTCGTAGGCTAGATTTAATTAATCAAGACGTAGACCGTATTCAGCCAACAATGAATCGTATGCGGGCAAATGCTCGTACGATTATAGCTAACCTTACGCAACGAGAACTTACTTTTGAAAACCCTCCAACGTCGTATGACGATTCTACTATACGAAGTGCTCGTATTGGGGAAGCAATTATCAAAGACATTCACGATGAGCATAGCTGGGAAGTTTTGCGAGAGCAGCATATGATAGCTACTATGAAGGGCGGCACTGCTGCTATTAGTGTAGACTGGGATGCTGCAAATAAAACAACCGTAGAAACAATATTACCTATTGGTGATTTTGTTGTAGAGCCAGCAGCTATAAATCCTGAGACAGCTAGGTGGTGGATACGTAAACAAGCGTTGCCACCTAAAGAAGTTCAAGCAATATTTGATCTCCCTGAAGAACCACCTGCAGATGGCACTGCAGCAATAGACCCATATATGCAACGTCTTGTAGCCGATCATGTGGGAAGCGGTTCAACTAATGTGCCTAGAACTTTTGTGCTTACGTATTATGAACGCCCTAACCCATTACGCCCTGAAGGGCATTTTTGTGTTGAAGTAAATAATAAAATTATTGAACATGGTGATTGGCCGTTTCCTTGGAAAGATAAACTTAATATAGTTTGCGCTACAGAAACAGCAGTAGAAAATCGTTGGTACGGGGCAACTGTATTAGATGATGTTCGGCCTGTTCAAGTAGCACTTAACGCTACGTGGGCTAATTTATTAGAACATCTTAGAGATGCTGGTACTGCTAGAATGCTAGTACCGCAATCTGCAGTAGATGTAATAAACACATTTACAGACAACGCTGGTGAAATAATTACGTATCCTGATGGGACAGCTCCTCCAGTTTATATGACTCCGGCTCAGTTAACTAGTTGGCTACGAGAAATGCCCGATAAGCTTTCAGATTTTATTGATGACTTAATGGGCGTTCATGCTGTTTCTCGTGGTATGGCGCCTCCTAATATTGAATCAGGATTGGGCTTGTCTATTCTTGCTGAAAAAGACAGCTCACCTATTGGACGTCTTATTAAAGAAACGGCTCGTTGCTGGTCCCGTGTAGCTAAAATGGTTCTTCAATTACATGAAGCAGAAGTTACCGGACGTAGAGAAACAACAATTCTAGAAGGCAGTACGCCACTGCGTTACAAATGGCGAGGTTCAGATATTGGGGGCCAGTACGGAATACATATTCCATTAGATGCTGTAGTCCCCCGAAGTCGTGCAGCTATGCAAGCGTTTGCTGATAAAGCTATGCAGATGGGTTTAATAACCACTGTAGTGCAATACGCTAAGATAGCTGATTTGCCAGACCAAGCCGACATAATTGCTGCTGCTGCTCCCGATGCTGCAAAAGCTCGCAGGGAGAACGGCGCTTTTACAATGGAAGAAGTGCTTCTCCCTGCGGCTTTTGACAATCATTCGATGCACATTGAGCTGCATAATGAATTTAGAAAAACTCAACGGTACGAACAACTGCCTGCACAAATGCGTGAAGTAGTTGATTTGCACATTCAAGGCCATGAAACATTAGCATCAGAACAAGCTGGCGCTGCAAGTATGCAAGCTGCTATTGATCCTGCGTTAGCTGCTTCACCTAACGCAGATGGCTCAACACCACCATTGCCTATGGAGCAGATGGTGCCGCAAGGAGTACCAGAAGGTATGAACATGGCCCCTCCAACAGATTTAGCAATTCAAGGTGGGGGAGATCCTGTAGCTGATATACTAGCAACATTAGAAGGTGGAGGCGCTCCACCCCCAATGTAGAAAGAAGGCCAGATGCCGGAAGAGCAAGAGTCAGAATCAGAACCAGTAGTCGTTGAAGAACTGGAGGCGCATACTGAAGTTGCGCCAGAAGAACAGCCTAAGCAGGAAAGCAATATAAATATAGATGAGCTGCCTGATAACATTCAGGAGTACATACATGAATTACGTGAAGAGTCTAAGGATAGGCGTAAAACATACGAGCCGTATAAAGAAGCATTTAAAGAATATAACG